CCATAACGTGTCATAAATGATACGACTGGTTCGAATGTTGATGGATCCAATACAACACCACTGCTCATCAATGGAATGTATGGGCAATAGAATGCAGGAGCATCAGATTCGCTTGAGCCTTTGTATCCAATAAGAATTGGAGCATTGTCATAAGCATAGCTGTTTACATAAACTTTCATTGCACTATTCAATGTACCAACAAACTTAGTGTTTGTAGGAGCTTCGAAAGTACCTTCTGTTGTACGAGCAAATGCGCTAGTAGTAGCAGATTGTAGAATTGTTAATGTGAATGGTGATACAACAGCGTAGTTACCAGCACCACGACGTGTACGCTGAGCGATCAAGTTGCTTACGCGATTGATCTGAACAGCCAACGCAGCGTGTTCGTCACCAACGAATGTAGCAGTACCGCTTACAGCAGCCTGGTCATAAGTTTGTGTAGCTGAACCAGCTAATGCTGTTAGAGATGCAATGATCTCTTGGTCAATTTCAGCTGTGATTTCTTGTGCAAGAGCAGCCATTACTTCTGCTTCAACGTCAATACCTTGTTGGGCTTGAGCGTCTTGAGCAGCTTCAAACGTCCAGCGAGCAGACAATTTACGTGTCTTAGCTTCAACTGTTTGTTTCAAGATTTGAATGCTCATTCTGTTACCAGCTTGACCTTCTAAAGAAGCTGTAGTAGCTGCTTTAGCATTTGCGTCAACTTGGTTGCCAGAATATGCACTAGCAATCTTGAATGGGCTTAATGCCTCTTCACCAGCTAATACATTAGCACCAGATGAACTATCAGCATAACGCACACGTAATGTGTGAATTTGGCCAACAGGACCAGTCATTGGTTGTACACCAACCAACTCGTTAGCGATAACGGTTGGCATAACACGACGGATCACTGGAAGAATCACGCGGTTTAAAGTTGCAACGTTGCCAGCAGAAGTAGCACCAGCTGTAGGACTTTCCATCAAATACTTACGAGTATTTTCTAGTGTAACTCCCATTACTGATTTTTTAGTGCCTTGCAAGCCTTCTAATAGGGCTTCTTTTGTCTCTGCCCAACGTCCGTTTAGTAGTTCTGACATTTAAATTCTCCTTAAATTTTTAGTCCTGCGAGCTTTCTGATATCGATAATATTCGTATCCATCTCGCTGCTACGTGGGTTGTTGGAAATTTTATTTCCTGTAACTTCTTTTGCCTCTACTAGTGCCTGTTTCTTCTGCGGAGCCTTACCATTCAATACTGATGGCAAGTACTTGTCGAAACTTTCGTTTAGACGTTCTGTTTTCACAGTCTCCATTAGTTCGCCCATAATTGATCTTTGTTCTGCGTTAAGCGGAGCAAGTAGTTCACTTATGATTGCTTTTCTTTCTTGGCTCTCTTTAAGAGCACGGATTTCAGCTTGTTTACTTTCTAAGATTTGTTCAGCTTTGACAACAGCTTGCGCTGCTTCTTTCATTGCCAAATCTTTCAAGTCTATGACCTTGAGTAATTTTGCTGTTTCCGATTTTTCATTTAGGTAGCTGGTTGAGTATTCAGCAGCAAAAGCTTCAAATAACTTGCGACCAAAATCTGCACGACGAGCTGCTTCAATGTCTTCTTTCAATGATGTAATTTCAACTGTTAAGTTGTTAGTTACAACACTTTCGACCATCTTAGCGGCACGTTGAACAAATTGTTCTTTTACCTTCTTGATTTCGTTACGACCTTCGCGAACTAAACGTACTTTAGTTTCAGCTAGATCCTGTTTGTCTTTGTAAAACTCTGTAATTTCTTGAGCAAGAGCTTCAACTACGAATTGTTCTAATTTGCCAAATTTACTTGCCATTACTACTTGATCTTCGTGCAATTCTTTCACTTCAGAAGCTAGTTGGCGCATAACGAATTCCTTCATTACTTTGCTTACTTTCTTCTTTTCTTGTGCTAGCTTGACTTTCATTTCAGCTAGTTGATTGCGATCATCGGCAAACTCAACAATCTCAGCAGATAATTGTTCAGAGATCATACGATCTACTGCTTCAATCATTGTGTTTTTGTCGTGTTCGTATTTTTGTGCAAACTCTTCACGTAATTGTTCTGCCACCTGTGTACGAGCTTCGTTGATACGATTCTCGAAAGCGGTTTCAATTGACTCTTTGATCTCTTCTGAAATCACATTGTTTTCAAATAAACTTTTTAGCGCATCCAACATTGTGATTCTCCTTGTTATTGGAGTTTGCTTATTATATTTAATAAGCTCTCTTTGAGATATTTTTGTGCTTTAGGATCGCCTTTAACCTCTTGCGCTATACGCAAGGCATTGAATCCACCTCGACTATTCATCAAGGCTTCATAAATTGGTGTAGGATAAGCTCCTGGAGCACTAGGTTGAGCTACCATATCTACTGTGATAATCTCAAAATCTGATACTTCACCGGATCCGTCATCTCTGACGTTTCCGGATCCGCGACTTGAAACACCTAACTTAACTCCGCTTTCCAGCATTGTCTTGATAAGTTGTCCCATTGGTGTTGGAAGTATTTTCAACTTCCCGTAACCATTAGGACCGTCCATCCACATATTAACAATCATATGGCTTACACGATCCAGGTTAATTTTTAGATCATCTGGATGATCTACTTCTCCGAGAACTGAATAACCGTTTTGAATCTGATCGTTCAGGGTTTTGACAGCCTTGCCAATCTCATTCACAGGATAAACACGTTGATTCGCATTGCGAATCCCGCCCTGTATACAGATACCGCTCATATACAGGTTTTTACCATCTTTGTCATCAGACTCAACGATCATTTTTGCTTCGTTGAAACTGAGATTCTCTCGGAGGTATAGTGACATATTTTTAATATAGTCTCTTTGTTAATTAACGAACACGGCCGCCGATAAGACTCTTCTTATCTACGCCAGCTTCGCCTTTACCTTTCTTCTCTGCACCGTGTCCTGGCTCTTGCTTCTTGAAACCAGTCTTACCAGCTTTGCCGCCTGGTACGTTTACGTTGCCGAAATTTTCTTCTTTAGCACTTGGAGCTAACAAGCCACCTTGTGTTCCGCCTGAAGTTGTTGAAAAGTTCTTAGCGATATTAGCTGTTGTTCCGCCCATATCGTTCTTGCTAGCAACTGGAGACTTTGTATATTGTCCATTGTCACCGTGCTTTGGAGCTGGAACTTTGTTAACGTATTCCATCACGTGATGTACGTGGTGCATTACGCTTTCGTCTTCTGGCTCATCCATTCCGCCCATATCTGCTTCGATATCGTGCATTGGGTTACCAGCGCCGTGGATGCCTGGCTCGTTTTCTTCTTCGTGTTCTTCGCCTTGCAATAGTTGTTCAAACTCTGCTTTTAGGTCTTCTAATGCGTCTTCTAGATCCATAACGCGATCTTCGATGTCGCCTTCTGGTTCTTCACCGTCATCTTCTGCATCATCTTCGCCGCCGAACGGATTGTCTTCAGAGTCATCTTCAGCGTCATCATCTTCAGCGTCATCTTCAGCGTCATCAGATTCAGCACCTTCTTCTTCCTCTGTATCGTCTTCTTCCATTTCGTCTTCTTCCATTTCGTCTTCTTCCATTTCAGACTTATGGGATCCGTTAACACCTTTGTTCATAGTGTCAGCGTCAAAATCTTCTGCTAGTAATTCTTCGTAAATTTCACGTGATTTTCCTACTACGATCTGGTGGAAAATTTCTTTAGCTTGGTCGTGGTCCTCATTAATTAAGGCCTCAAGCATTGCTTCAAATTGAGCGCGATCAGTCATTGTTAGTTCTCCTGTGTTTTGTGTTACAAGGCTGTTTATTATTTACACTTTTGTTAAAAAACAAGTGTAATATAGGCAAAAAACGGCCAAAACGACCGTTTTTTATTTATCCTGCTGGTGCTGGGGGAGGAGCTGCATACATTGAATGTATAAATTCTAACTCACTCTCCTGTTCTAAGATGTGTGCTTCGCTGCTTTTTCGTAGTTCATTGAGTTGTCTAAGAGTTAATCTAGTCTTACGTGTATCGCTTCTGTGCATCTGACTAGTGTCACGCTTAGGCTCATAGCGAAGATCATTCGCCACGTGCCTAGTGTCAGGATCAATGTAAAACAGTTCTCTTAAAATCATATTGTATTTATGCGGATGGAGGTGGAGGAGGCGCTCCGGGCTGCGTAGGTGCTCCTGGATTTGGAGCTCCGCCTTCTTCTCCGGCATCAGTCATATCTTCTGGAGCTGTCATATCACCGGCTGCTCCTAAATCGCCTTCAATTCCGCTAGCAGATAAGCCTGCACTACGTAATTCTCCAGCAGCATCAGTAGTAGTTGGCTGTCCTTTTCCGCTTTCTTCGCTCCATAGGCGTTCGTTTTCTGCAATCTCTTCGTCGGTTAAACCTAAGAAACGCTTCAATGCAAAACGTTTTGACATAAATGGAACAGCCTGAATAGTATTAAATGTATTAATCCGTTCAGTATCGATGGCCGCCTGACGTGAACTTGCAAAGTTCATAGGAGGATTAAAGTTTAATTCAAACAAACTTGGGTCAATGTTCATACCTTTAGCGTTTAAAAATAATTTAAACTCGCTATCGAACACTTCTGTTAAGAGACTTTGTAGTCTTTCACAGTATTTGTTGAATCTTAACTCTTGAATGTACGCTGTACCTACACGACCGTCATTGAAATTGCTTTGACTATCGTCTGCACCAGTAGGCAAATAGCTACTTGGTATACGTAATCCACGGAATAATTTGTTAGTAAAGTACTTTAAGTCGTCAATTTCGCCAATATTCTTACCGCCTTCTAGCATTTTGACGTCCGATCCTTTGCCGTCTGCTGTTTTAGGGAAGAAATAATCTTCGTTAATGCTTAGAGGGTTGTATGCAGAGTCTATGACGTTCTGTCCGCCTCCTGTTTGTGACGGAATACGGCGTTGATGAATTTCATTTTTAACACGTTCCACGAAGGCCATAGCCAAGTGACTTGGCATATTACCTACGTCAATTGTAAAAACACGACGTTCTGGAGCACGACTTATGCGATAAATCAAGATTGCGTCTTCTAAAAGTTCCTTTTGTTTGTAAACTTTAAACACATTCTCTAATAAACTGTTACCAAATGGAAAGTTTTGATCTAAACCTTCACTTAAACTCAAGTGAACCATATGTTTAGAATCAACTGCGTTCTCTTTTTGGTTCATTCCAAAGCGGCCACCAGTACTTCCTCCACTGGTTCCACTTGTGCTACCACCACCTGACTGACCTAAATAGCCACTTGCTGGTAGCGGACCACCTCCAGTTTGTCTAGGATTAACCGTAGGAGTAATCATTGTAGCAATTAAATTTTCAAAATTAGGTGCTAGATCCTTAACAACAAACTGTTCAGGTTTCTTACCTTCGCTTTCATTGACAATAACTTTAATAACCTGGCTAGGATCTAGGTAACTCCACTTTTGATTCTCTGGATCGCGAATAAAAAAGCTATCGCCATACTTGAATGTGTTGCGAACAATACGGAAAATACGTGTATCAAACTGTTGTAACTTGTTCCATTGCTGTAAGTACTCGCCTAAAATGCGAACTTCAGCATTAGTGGCCTTGTTACGCCACTTGACTGCGAATGGGCTCTTTGAATCTTTTAGTTTCTGTGTGCAAAACTCTGCTAAAATATCTAGTGCGGCATTAACTTCTGGATCTGAATCCATAACTTCGTATTGCTGATAACGTTCAACACGATTTGGACTACCGCTATAAATGTCTGGCAAGTAACTGCTATAGTTACTACGGGCTGGACCTGGACGATTACCATTGTTTTGTCCGCTAATTGGACCTAGCAATTCGCCGTTTACAGGTACTGGAGAGAAATACTTTTTCCAACTCATCTAATTTATATCCTTTTAAGCAAACTTATTGCCACTTAACCCTTTAGTAGCTTTAACCTGCGCTTGTGCAGCTGTGGCTGTTTGTTGGCTATAATTCAATAGGGTTGTCATACTCTTATTTAAGTGTTCTAGGCTCGCGTGTAGATCTTTTAGGCTCACTTCTGCAACGGTACCTGTAGCTGGCTTTTCTTCTTTCTTTGCTTCTTGTTTTTTTGGTTCTTCTTTCTTTTCTTCTTTTACAGCATTAGCTGTTGATTTTGGAGTAGCTTTGTTAGCTTCTTCTTTATCTTTAATCTCAGCAGGCTTGGCATCTTTAATTTGAGCGTTAATCTTTTCTAAGAATGGTGGAAGTCCTCCAGGTGCACCGCCTCCAAACATTGCGCCAAAGTCTGGAATGCCAGTACCAGTTTCTACTTTCTTTGTATCTTTAGCAGAAACACCTTCTGCAACTTTCTTGATTTGATCTTTTGTAACACCTTCTTGTGTTTTTAAAGTTTCTTTGGCAACTTCAGTAGCCTTCTTAACGGACTCTTCCTGAGTAGCGGCTGATGATTTTACTGCTTCTGCTTTAACAGCTTCAGTTGTCTTAGTTGCTTCGGCGGCTTTTTCAGTAGCTACAGCAGTTTGTTGTTTTAATTCAAGTTCTCTCTTGGCACTATAGTCTCCAAGATTTTCCATAACGTCAAGCATTTCTTTACGCTTAGTTACTTGATTTTCAAACATTGCCTTATTAAGTTCTTCGTTCTTAATTGCGGCTGCTTCTTCTTCAGTTGCTTGTCTATCACCAATATCAGCTTTCATCTTAGTGATGCGTTCGCCAATCATTGCAGCTGTTTCGGTATCTTCTGCTATTCCTTTCTGTTGCACCTCAACCATAAACTGGCGATTTTCTTCGCTATAGCCTTTATAGTCATCTACTAACTTTCTCTGGCCGTCTGTTAGTGCGTTGTTAGCTTCTTCGTGTGCGGCTGCTGTGTTCTGAATTGTCTCAACTTGTTTTAATCCAAGATCTTCAGCTACTTTAGCAGCTGTTTCAGTTGCTGTTACTGTTTTCTGTTTACTTTCTGTTTCTAATCTAGTTTTGTACTCGTCTAAATTACTTAAAACTTTTACAGTATCTTGTTCACGAGAAAGGTTTCGTTCAGCAATACCTTTTAACCTTTCAGCTTCTTTTAAATCGTATTCTTCGCCAGTTGATAATTCTCGTTTAGCGGCTATTGCTTTTATTTGTTCAACTTTACTTTGCTGTTCTTCAACATCTTTCGACCAAGTTTTAATTTGATTTTGTGCACCGGCAATGGCACCTTTAATTTCTTCAGTTGTAGTTTCAGGATCGCTGTAGTCTTTAGTAAGTTCTTTTTCACGAGCTGACATTGGAGCTGCTGGTGCGCTAGTTCCAGTTGTTGGACCACTAGCACTACTGATAGTTGTTTTAACTAAATCGGATATTGCAGATACATTTACACCACCGCCGTTTTTCTTTTGACCTTCAGCCATTGCTGTAGCGGCTGCTGTTAATCCATCGACCTTCATATTTTGCATTAGGGTCTGCATCTTAGCATCTGGTACAACGTGCTCTTTACCAGCTTCGCCAATAATAGCTAACTCAGGTTTATCAACGGTTCCACCTTCAGCTTTCTTTGGAATGCCGTTCATCGTGTCGGCAACTTTATTAAGTGCTGGAACAATCAAACTATTTGCTGCAAAGCCAGCTGTTTCTCCAACTGTACCGGCAGCACTTTCCATAACATTGCCGGCTTTTTGATCTTTAGCTGCACCGACAATTCCTGTGCCAGCGTTAGGACCTTTAGCTCCAGACTTACCTCTTTCGTAGCCTTCGCCTAACTCGCTTTCAACATCTTTTACTTTAGTAGTTACATTACCTTTCTTATCTACAGTTTGTGAACTTAACAAGCCATCATTAAATTTCTTCAGTGCTGGTCCAACATCTTTGTTAAGTGGAACAACTACTTTATTCATAAACGCACTATTGACATCGTCTGCTCGTGCGCCCAATTTAACTAAGGCTTCTGTACTTTCGCTTCCTGGTTTCTTATCTGTTTGTTCTGCTTTAGCACGTTTTAATGCTTCTTCAGTTGCGGCCGCTGTACGTTCTTTATCATCTTTAATTGCGGCAAACTTGGCTTCTTTTTCAATTGCATCAATTGATTTTTTCATACCGGCACTATCAGTCATAGACTGCATCATTGTCTTACCGGCAGCGGTTGCGTCACCCATAGTTGCTAGTTGCAACTTGTTAACGTCACGTTGATTAATTTGATTTTCAATTAAAGCCTGCTTACTGTATTCTCCAGCGGCTTTTACATCACCCATTTGCACAGCACGAGCCTGTGCCATAGTCATCTGAGCTTCTCTTCCAGATATAGCTACTTGGTTAGCAGCTTCTTCACTTTGAATTGTACCTGTGGCAAATACTTCCTTGAACATTTGTCCTTGGCCACGTAGTTGCGCTTCGTTATAATTCTTTGTATATTCACTACGAATTCTTGCAGCTTCTTCTTCACTCTTACCAGCAGTTAAAATACGTAACTTAGCTTCGACCTGCATATCGGCCTGAGCTTTTTTCATATTCTCTTCTTGCTCTGCACGTGACTTGCCAGTCAACTTGCTCATCATATCCATTTCAGTGGCAAGTTCTGTAGCTGACTTGATTGCTCGCTTACGAGCAGCCTCGTCATTCATATTAATTGTCTGTTGACTGGATAGTTGAATAGCTAAGACATCGTTGATATCTTTACTGGTATAACCTAATTGGCGTAAGTCATCTGTAACTCCACTGTCGGCCATTTCTTTACTAAGTTTAGCAAAGTTTTCTGCACCTTTTGCCGCAGATCCACCTAGGCCGTTAAAGTTACCTGAGTTACTTTTAATTACATCTGCAAATTCGTTAAGTGGTAAACGTGCGCCTGCAGCCGCTGCCGTCATTCCAACAACGTCATTATTGAAACTAGCACCGCTCTTGCTTAAATCGCGCCACGTATCTAAACCTGGTTTAATAACACTTTCTAGTTTACTATAAGCCTCTTTACCAGCGTCAATAGCTTCACCTGCGCCTTTGACTGCCGCAGATAAAGGATTAAAACTACTAACTAGGCCTTTTGTAGCATCCTCAAATCCTGCAGCCATATTGCCAGCAGATCCGGATGGCGTTGGTGCAGAATTGCCTTTTACTTTTGCAAGCCTCTCGGCAAGTTTATCTAAACTCTTGTCACTTAAATTGACTTCCTCTGCCATAAAAAAATCCTAGAAATATAGTATATTTATAGGATTGATAAAGTGTGTAGTTAACCTTATTTCTTTTGGAGGGCTAGCACCTTTTGTACTTCAGGATCTTCAGGATGCAATTCTATATAGTTTGTAACAAATGGACGCATCATAGCGTAGTCATCTAAGTTACCTTTGGCATCTGTTACTCTAACACCATTGATCATAATAGCGTTAGGTGCGCTGGCTGGATTCATAAATGTTTGTTTTTTAGCATCTTCTTCATCTCTAGCTGCGGCTGCTGGGTTAATTTCTTTCTTGTTCTTAGCTTGGCTAGTGTAAAAGTCATCGCCAGGATTTTTAACCAGCTTGTCTACGCCTGGAATCTTGGTCAAGTAGCCACGTAAGATGTTCCAGCTTTCGTCTGGAATTGTTCCGATAGTTACTAGAGTACTAAAAAAGTGATAAGCCATCCAGTTTTCAAAAGTCTTAGTCATCATAAACGCTTGAATGCCTGTAAAGATAGCTTGTTCAATTGCAATACCAACAATACTAGCATAGAATGTAGCACCTCCAGTTAGTGCTGAACTACCTAGTGTAAGTACTCCGACAATAATTCTAACTAAGAATGTTAATAACTTGGCAATACCTAGCATACGTGCTAGCCAAGGAGCCATAAACTGTATGACCCAAAGACCAAAATATGCTTCGTGTGCTTCTTTATACTGAGATCTGTTTAAATCGCCAGCATTATATTTCTTTTCCAACTGATCCCAATTGTAATACAGTTCAACGCTGATAGCGATAGCGCCAAGAATTCGTAAAGCATATCCAAAGTTACCAACTTTTTGTAGTAACGCTGTTTGACTTGCCGCTTTAGCTTCTGCTGTGGCGCCTTGGCTGATAGCGGCCAGAGCTTTTTGTACAGCTGGGCTAGCATTTTTAAACTTGCCAGCAGCATCTTTGGCCGCTTGTAAAGCCGCAGCATTTGTTTTAGCCTGTGTGGCAATGGCGCTAGCATCGCCAGAACCTCCCCAGGTCAATGGATTATACCAGACTTCAAATAAGTTTTGTTCTGCAGGTGTGATAACTTCGTAAATTTTCATACTTGTATATTTATCAAATTCAAGCCAACAATAAAAAATACCAAAAAGTACGTATATAAATACTCTTATAATCGGAGTTAATTATGGCTGGAAATCCACTACAAAAATATTTTAGACAACCCAAAGTCTTTATCAAACTGCCCAGCGGGGGCATTTATTCAAGGCCCGGCACCATTCAAGGCGATGCGGGCAATGTGCCAGTATACGGTATGACTGGTATGGATGAAATCATTGTAAGAACTCCAGACGCATTGCTATCTGGCGAAAGCACCGCCACAGTTATCAGCAGTTGTATACCTGCTATCAAAGATCCTTGGGATGTTTGCATACTGGATCTAGTACTAATCCTAGCAGCAATACGCATTGCTACCTATGGAAACAGTATGAATATTGGACACAAGTGTACAAACTGTGGAGCAGATAACGAATATGATATTGACTTAAACAAAGTAGTTGAGTTTTATATGGGCTGTCAGTATGAAAATAAAATTGTGCTTAAAGAGTTTACTATTAACTTAAAGCCGTTAAACTATAGAGCCAGCACAGAGTTCAACCTACGTAACTTCCGCTTACAGCAACGTATTGCCCAAGCAGAAATTATGGACAACACTCCAGAAAGACAAGAGCTAATCAACACCTTGTTCAAAGAACTGGCTGCAATTCAAACTGAAATCTACAAAGTTACCATAGACAGCGTGGATATTGGCAGTCAAGTAGTTACTGAAACTGCTTTTATTCTTGAATGGCTGGACAACTGTGACAAATCTGTGTTTGATGCTATCAAACAAACTAATCAGAAAAATACAGACACTTGGACTATGCCCAAGTTCCCGGTTAAGTGTGATGAATGCGGAACCGAAGTTAACCTAACAGTGGACTTAGATCAGTCAAATTTTTTCGTACAAGCCTAATTAGTCTCACTCCCGAACTAATTGAAGCACAGCTAGTTAGGCTAGATAATCAAATCACCCAGTTCAAAGAAGAGCTATTCAGAATCTCTTGGTATATGCGCGGTGGTGTTAGTGTAGAAGATCTCTTACACATTTATTCATTTTCAGATCGTGAAATGATATACAAGATTATCAAAGAGAATGTAGAAGCTACTAAAGAAACACGTATGCCATTGTTATAAGAAGAACTAGCGTTCTTCTGTTCTTCGCTTTCGCTCGAACTATTCTTCTTCTATAAACATTATTTAAAAACGCGAAGCGTTAAGATATTATCTAGATTGTTCAGTCACACTTTGCCCTGGCGGGCAAAGCGAATGGACATTATCTGAGTTGCACAATATCACCTTAGCGTTAACGCATTACAGTGGCGGTCATCCTGTACCACGAGCGTTGTCTTTATATGACGGCGGGCTTAACAAATACGCTAACACCTGTTAAACCGTGGGGCTACTACCCCTCTTTTAGCCTTGTTACATCCCCTTATAAATCAAACTGGTTATGGCATATCCAATCGTCGTCCTGTAAAGGATAGTGATTTATAACTCTGTCACCAAGCAGAACTACCTTGCCGTCACACATCAGAACGGATTCAGGGCACACGATCAACGCCTGTGCGGGCTTATTTGGTGATTTAGGAGCCTAGTTTATTATGATTTGAGTATATGTGAACCGTGTACACGCACAGAAATTTGACCATTGTAATAGTCTTTTGATTCCAGCACACGACGGCTGAACTGTTCACGAGCCTCTATATATGACGTTTCTGCCTTGGATTTACAGTAAAATAGTATTTCCCGCCGAAAGTTTTCTTGACCTAACTGCGCGATATCCTTGAGCAATTCGTCTGACGAACCATAATAGGTGCGCCAATCGCTGTCAATTTTACCACGGATTTTCTTTTTTTTCTTTGTGCCGTTTTTTAATTTAACTGTTTTATAAGTTGTTTTAGAAAATTTAGCTAGTTTTTTGCCTATGTACATACGTCCGGAAGCAATATTTGTTATAAGATAAACAAACCCTACACAATCTTCCGGAAGTTCTTCTACAATTTCATTGTTATAGTACCAAGACATACACTAATTAGTGTCTGTCCCGTCCTGTGCCTTGTCGTTTTGGCTTTCACGCTTTTCAGCATCTAACCAGTGCCTATATTCTTGTATCTTTGCCCTGCGTTCACGAGCAATAATTCTAATTTGCCCTAGCCAATATCTTGACTGTTCACCCGCACGGCGTGTGCCTTTATTAATCCAGTCCTGATTGGCTTTAAAATACATCTTAAAAGCCATCATCAGGCGTTCGTGAGTTTCCTCATCTTGCCACACTACTCTGTAACCTCCAGGTCGTTAGCATAACTTGTGTAACCATTTTCCTTAACAACCTTAAGCACGTTGTTAACACGGCCAATAAGCTCATCTCTGTGACTGATTAAGAAGATATTCTTCTTGCGTTCACGGCCCATTTTCTTCAATACAGCCAATGCGCCTTCAACTCCAGCCGCATCTAAGCCGTTATCAATCAGCTCGTCCACAAACAACAGGTTAATCTGTTGATATAGACTTTCCCATACATCACGGAACGCCCAAGACAAGCTAAGGATAAGTCTATTCCGTTCACCTCGACTTAGATTATCAAAATCTAAGTCTTGCCCTAGCTGTGTGATCTCCACAGTTAAATCGTTTTGGAACAATACTGTGTGAGGCAAGCCCATTTTATCGAGATAATAAGTTAGACGATTGTTCAAGTATGCTAGGTTTTGATCTATAATCTTTTTACGGATAAACGAATCCTTGCTAGTTAAGAGTTTAAGTAAAAACTCTTGATGATCTTTTAAACTACTTAGGTTATTAACATTGTCCCAAGTGATTTCTTGTATGGCGGTATCAGTTAATTCGTCAATTTGCTCTTGATAAGGATCAGTTTCAACGGATTTAATTGTCAGTTGTTGCTCCAGAGTCTTTAAATTGTTCTGATGTTTAAGTGCTTGCTCTAGTGTGTCGTAATAGGTTTGTGGACGACCGTTGATCTCACCAATGCTGGCTAGCTCTTTATTAATCTTAGCCAGGTCAGCGGTTACTTTATCAAAGTACTTGGTAGCTTCTTCCAAGTGCTGTTGGGCGGTAGTTGACATTTCTTCGTGTTTGTGATCGTGAAGCTCTTGTTCACAAGCGTGACACTTTTTGTCTTGCAACTTGGCAAGCTCGCTTGCGTACTTTTTTACGTTTCGCTCCGCTTGTGCTAGCGCGGCTTCTAGCGTAGCCCGCTCTTTATTTAGGCTTTTCAGCTTCGCTGAAAGCTCTTCATAGGCCTTTAGCTCGGCGTGTTTAACTAGTTCGGCATCGATGTCTACATTTTCTAGTTCAACAATGCTACGACCAATTTTTTCTA